AAACGTCAATAAGTAGAATGCGTCTATTTCTGAATAAACGCCTTTAATATTTGCTGGCGTTTCACCCGCTACCAATTGCATTAAGTCATTACGAACATTCTTACTCAAGTCACGAAATGGCGCTGACTTTTCCTGAATCGTTCGCAGCACTGACCGCACACCGCTGTTCGATAAAAATACGACATCGGTGTTGGTGCTTTGAATCGAATCGCGGTATTGGCAACCGATACCTACGACGGTGTCATACAGAGACATCGTGCTAGGAGTTGTCGCACCTTGGTACACCAAAATCTGGCGCTTACCAAAGATAAATAAGAATCCGTTATGCGCTGCTAGGCCGGTAATTTCATCCGCGCCATTTGCCCACACGTTATTGACGTTCAATGTGCCCGATGTGCCGCCGGTATAAATGTGGCCAGCAATCAAATCAGAAAACGTCAGCGTTGTTTTATCTGACGTACTGTTAGCGATCCACAAACGGCCATACGCCGATATGCAAATATTTCCTAGCGGAACTGTACCAGCATAGCCAGACTTTTCACTTACTCGGCGATAGGTTGTGGAACTAACTGCTGGGTCATAGATTATTGGATCATGACCGGACTGAAAGAAATACGTTACTCCATTAAGTGACGCGCACTGCCAATTGTTGGCGCTAATGGTTGGTGCTGTACCACCGCCGCCATAGGTCAACTCAGTAACTGTTGTGCCGCTTAATTTGAATATCTTATTGTTTCCAGCAAATAATGTAGTAACAGAACCACCGGTAAGCACCAATTCATGGATGACGCCGATATCGTTAGCGCCTAAATTGCCCGAACTGGTATTAACTTTCGTCCAGCCTTTGCGAGCGCCCATCCGACCGTACTTGTCCAGAATGCAGTTAATCGCAGTCAACGCAAATCCAGCCGCCAAATCCAATGGCGAATCTTGCGTATTCAGGCCATAGAAGCCTGGTGCATTAACGCTGAATCGTTCAAGTGCTTGGCTCATACGGGAACAAACTCCTGCGTTTCAGGAAAGCGCGTAGCTTCCAACGAAATGTAGTCAGCCAACATGGAACGGTACAAATTGTAGGCTTCTGAAGATGATAAACCGCCATCTTCGCCACGCTCAACCAATGCTCTGGCATACGCATTTTGCTCAACCAATACGTCAGGCACCAACACCGATGTGCCGTCCGATGACAATACCGCTTGTGGGATAGTCAAAAAGAATTTAATCGTATAGACACCATCAGGGCGGCCATACAATTGAACTTGAGCATCACCATTACCGTCAACGCCCTCAAAGCAATACTGCGCTGGGATGTTGGTGACAATCGGGGTAAAGTTTTGCTTTTGGCGCATGTCGGACACGCTGATATTTCGCATCACGACATTGCTGGTGGTATTTAACGGATCACTGGATACACGGAACTTTTCACCTGCACCAGTCAATGAATAAATATACGTGCCGGATGTGGTAGTGACCGTTTTTTCTTGGCCGAGAGCATTCCAATCGTAGGCGTCCTCGACTTGGCGCTTGGCGTCATTAACAAACTTGCCGATTAGGGTCGAGTACGCATCAAGGCCGACAGTTGACACCGTTGGCTCGCGCAGTCGCACCAAAATAGAATTTACAATTTGAAGATAGGTCATTCGCTTCCCCGCAACCTTACACAGAGCCAGCTTTTGCCTATCCCCCGTGGGAAGAAGCCTTCGCCCCTATTATAGAGAAAACTACGTCTTTTTGGCCTTGTTTTTAGCCGTTCTTTGGCCACGCATAGGCATCTTTGCCTCGCTCATGGCGATGGCCACGGCTTGCTTGCGATTTGTGACTACAGGGCCGCCCTTGCCTGAATGCAAAGAACCTGCTTTGTATTCACCCATGACTTTGCCCATTTTCTTTTGAGCCGTAGTTGATTTTTTCATATTAACTCCGTTACTGAAAATGTTGATGCCGCTACAGTTGCATCTTTAATAACAGCAATCTTTTCCCCAGGATTTACCCTAACAAGCTCAGAAAAGTTGTTAGGCATCATGGGTGAAGTTGTTAGGCTTGCTGTTGGATTTGTGCCAATTTGAAAATGGCAATGTCCTAAAGAGCAAGATAAACGAACCATCGTTGTGGATGCACCAAAGGCGGCTGATTGAACACTCGAGTTGGTGACAGAAAATACTTGGGCTGTGCCCATAGCTGGCACACCGAAAGCCACTTGATTAGGGTCTAACTGAAATGTTGACATTATTTGCCTTTGCTAAAATTTTTCATCTTAGCCCTTAGTGATAGGGCCGCCACCTTTCCACGCATCACAAGTGCGAGCCGCTGCGCAGGTAAATTGGAACAGATCGCAGTAGCCTAGATTGGCTGCCGCGACAAACTCTTTGTCATACGACAATTCATCTTTGTTTTCATCCTTTTCCAGACCGCCAACAATACATTCCATCATTTTGGGTGTCTGAATAAACGCTGCACAATTGCCGCATCTCATACCTTTGACGGTATTGGTCGGCGCGTTGTACATCGTGGCCTTTTTCATCCAGAAAGCCGTGTTGGTTTCATCTGGATTAGGTGGGCCATAACCGTATTCTTTAAACGCATGGTTTCGGTTTTTCAGATTGACCGATACATCCTGCGTTGCAATGGGGCAGGTTTTGCCAGTTAATAGACCGTCTTTCATTTAAAAAAGACCCGATCTAGGACAAATGCCGAAATGCCGCTAATGGCTGACGCAATGGCCATACCGACCCAAAAGCCGCCTTTAGACTTGTTGGCCATCGCCAATAGTTTTTTGACGTCATCACGCAAGGCAGTAACCTCGGTTTGCAGCACTTCAACCTGGGCTTCCAGCTTGCCAAATTCACGCAAATCAATGTCCGACATGACCGGTTTTCCTTGGCCTTCCAAGCCGTTTCTGCGCCTCTGGTGGCCGCATAATTACTAAATGTTCCTCATTATCGCCCGAAGTCTCAGGCGCATCAATGCACTCATACCCCGCATGGCCTTTCATGCTGTCGATGTCGTGCTGTTGCGTAAATTCAACAGTTTGACCGCTTTGTAAGCATCTAAAAATAGCCATAAAACCCTTTAAAAATCAGGGGCCGAAGCCCCCGATTATTACGCCAAAGAACGTGCCACAACGATGCGCAAGGTTGACGATGCTAGATCGACAGTTGCTTCCGATTCGTTTTGGATACGGAATTTAACGGTATTGGCTGCACTGACATAGCCAGTAACAGTCAAACCTACCAAATCCACGCCCAATGATGCGCCGATAACCATATCACCGAGTGCTACGCCTGGAACGGTGACATCATCGGTTTCGCCAGCGCCATTAACTAGCGAACCAGCGTCGAGTGTGGCAGTGACCAGCCACGTATCAGAAAACAGGCCACGAAATTGATCGTTACCTGCGCGTACAGTTACTGCTGAAGCTGTTGCCATAGTAGTTCTCCCAATTAGGTTAAAAACCCCCGCCCGAAGGCGGGGTGTTTAATTAGGCAGGTACGGCCAAGGCAAATGCCGAAGACGATAGGGCTGCGCCAACAGTTGCCGCAGTACGCATTGCTTTGACGCCATACAGAGTGTCAGCAGTAAACAGAGTGCCGAGGTACTCTTGTTTGTACTGAGTCTGCGAGCGAACCGCAACTTGCTCAACCAGAACCATCGAATCACGGTGACCCATCAAGCAGATACGGTCGGTGCCTGAAGTGCCAGCGCCAGTATCAGCGTTTGACGAAACAAAAACAGGGATACCGTACAGATTGCCGATTTCGCCGTTGCGGATTGCATTGCCATCACCGACGAATGCTTGCTCAGTGTAACGAGCCAGACCCATCAATGTGTTGCGGCTTGATGGAGGAATAACAAAGAAACGGCCATCCATTGGTGTGTCGTTGTCATCCAAGCGCTGGATTGTGCGACGAATAGCAGCATCAGTCAGCGCAGCAGCGTTCGACGATGTCGAGTTGTAGGCTGTTGTACCGTTTGAGCCGATAAACGCTTTGGTGGTTGTGTTGCTAGTTGCATAGTCATCAGTGCCAACTGTTGCTCCGTTAAATGCACGACCCAATTGAACCAAGTTGGTATCTACTTGACGCGCCAGTGCATAGCCAGCGTCAGCAGTGTAGAACTGACGCATAGAATTCAACGCTTGAACTTCGGCGATGTCTTCGATCAAACGGCTGTACTCATAGTGCTTATCGATATTAACTTGTACTTCAGTGTTGCTGGCAGCAATCAGAGTCACTGCATCAGTTGCTACTTTTAACGATGCCGAACCACGGGTTGGTGCTGGGATGTGAATCACATCGCCTTTTTTGCCACGGAAATTCATCTTCATGACCAGATTGGCCAAGACGAGGTTTTTCTTGTAAGAAGCAACAATCTCATCACTCCAAATTTCTGGAACGAAAGTACCTGCGCTAGTTACCGTTACGCTATTGGTTGGGGAAAATGCTGTATTTGCCATGTTAATGCTCCTAGATCAAAAGTAAGTTACTTGACCCGTCCCTCTTGATACGCCGACATAATCTCATCAGATAGTGCGTCATATCGGGCTGGGTCATTCATTTTTAGCCGAATTAGGTCAGCACGACGGTAAACTCTTTTTGAACTCTCACCTGTTCCACCGCTAT